CACTAAGTAGAGTAACTCGCATTTTACGATTGGCGTTACCGCCCGTTCGCTTTACCAGCGGAGGTAAGGCTTCTGCCTCAATAGGTGTTCCAACCTGGATTTAAGGATTCCTAAACCACGCAACTACGCGATTTGGCTTGTATTAAGCCCGTTAGCCGTCCATCCGGCATGGCCGCTCTTAACGATCATGGCTTACGCATTGCGACAGTGGTTAGTCTAAGGAGAAGGATTAAGCATGCAATGCCACAAGGACGCCACGACAGCGTCCTTGAATTCGGAAATGATGGGCTCTGGACGTACTCTAACGTCCGACATAGCCGATCCATACTCCGGGTATGCTCGCCATTCCCCGCAAATCTGAATCGCCTGTCCAGGCGACCAGTTGCGAAACGACTCCTCCATAATCAATTGACTATCCACAGAAATGGGTGGCAACTCAGGACACGTGCTGTGCGCTAACGCTATGCGCAAAGCCTCCGAGACCTCCCAATCTTTTCCCCTCGGAAACGCCTTCTCTATGTCACCTAAATCCTCCCAGACCAATCCCCACTTACGTGAGAGCTGCTCGGCGCCACGGAACCATCTGGCGCCTCGAGTAAGCTCATCAATACGATAGCAAAGGGAAGTGATAATAGGGTGGTTTGGTGCCAAATACAAAAGTGAAAGCGCTTTAGCTCGCCAAAGAAACCGAACTTTACCAGGACGCAACCTCTCACCACGGACAAACATCAGACTACGACACCAACGCAAGGTGTTGCCCAATCGCCCGCAGTGTGAACCGGTCGAATCAAAAACTGGATAAAAAGTGGTCTTAAGAAAATCTGCTCCTCCTGGAACATCGGCAGAAGTGGCTAAAGAGAGCTCCATCATAAGCTCTTTAGTCGTCGACCTATCAACAACGCTCTCTGGTATGAGAGCGTCGTCGCCTTCGGTCACGAACTTCAAATCTCTCGCCTCCAACCACCAGTCGTCAAGGGAACGCCCGTCCCCATGCTTGACATAATGTCCCGTCAGAATAATACAGATGTTGGCAAGCCCGTTACCTAGACTGGTCCAATAATCCCCCGAACACCTAACCCCGACCGAGTATGAATAATACTTCGTGCTTATGTGTCGACTTTCCTTCATGATGCGGTGCACAAACGCAGCACTTACAGATAAGCCTAACACTTTCAACAACTTAGTGATTAATTCGATCTCAACGATCCTCATTTCAACAGTCATTGCCTTCTCGAAGCCAGAAACGTCTTGTGAGACGTGACTTTGGCTAATGATGGCTTTGACCATGTCATATACCTCGGTCTTGGTTTTACCCTTAGTCATCCATTGTCTCAGGACGGGGGTGTTGTACAGGAGATGCTGAACCAATAACACCGGCAGCGCGCGAACATACATTTCTGGCGTCTGAGTCGATATCGCACGGGGCTTGATCGTACGAAGAGTGTCCGACTTATGCGAATCCTCTTGTTTAACGAAAGCGCCTGCTCTGCGATAATCGCCATCGACCCGACCGATCTGTGCG